AGTCCAACCGCAATGCTATCGCTGCACCCATGGCCATGCCCTCCCTGATCTACCGCAATAGATTCAGACTTTTGGCGCTTTGGGAATCCCCCGTGAGTCAGCTTTCGCACCGCTTGGTATGAGGCGATCGGGCAAGTCGAATTCGGCGAGATCGACGAGGCCGATGGCACCAGCGAAGAGGCACCGCAAGAATGAGCGTCCCCATCGTTCAAACCTATGCGGGGATCTGGGTGGTCCGCGATGATCTCCACCCCGGCGGCACCAAGGCCCGGTTCATCGGACAGGTGTTCGACGGTGTGCAGGAAGCTGTCTATGCCAGCCCACCCGAAGGCGGTGCGCAAACTGCTCTGGCCCATGTCGCCCGGGCGTTGGGCAAAAAGGCCACGATCTTTGTGGCGCAGCGGGCCAAACCACACGCCCGAACGCTTGAAGCCGCAAGAATGGGGGCCAAAGTTGTGCCCGTTTCGCCCGGATATCTCACCGTCGTGCAGAGCCGGGCCCGCCAGTATTGCCGCGATACAGGGGCCTCGCTGATCCCGTTCGGCGCTGATATTCTGGGCGGCATCGAGGCAATCGCCGCAGCTGCGCAGGCAACCAGCCTTGAACCAGACGAGGTTTGGTGCGCAGCGGGATCGGGGGTTCTGGCGCGTGGTCTGGCGCTGGCTTGGCCGAAAGCCCGGCGGCATGTTGTGCAGATCGGCCGGGAACTGGCTCCGAAGGACGTCGTCGGGGCTCGCATTCACGTCTATCCGCGGGCGTTTGGGCAAGTGGCGATGATTGGCGCACCCTTTCCGGCTGATCTGCACTATGACGCAAAGGCTTGGGAGTTGTGCATCGCGATGCGCGGGCCCGGCCGGGTGCTGTTCTGGAACGTGGCTCCCTTGCCGCGTCCATGACCAAGACCAAGACCAAGACCCTTGATTGCCATCCCGATTGACGCCATATTACGTCAGTATGAATGGAGACTGATATGGGAATCGAAGCATTCTCCGAACAGGGCCAGTTTGCCCCGAGTCGGATCGCAACGGTCTTGCGCACGACGAAGGACGAAATCGCACACACCGTCGGCCTCGGCCGCGATGCTCTGATGCGCCCCGACCGGATCGCCAGCCCGAAGACCCAGAAGCGGTTGCGCGAAATGGTCGAAATCCTGAACCGGGTAGAACCGCGCTTCGGCTCTGAGCTGATTGCCTATGCATGGTATCGATCGGAACCACTGGCGGGATTCGCTGGACTGACCGCGATGCAGCTGGTGCAGGAAGGTCATGCAGGCGACGTGATGGCCTATATCGACGCGGTTGATTCTGGCGTTCATGCCTGATGCGCAGCACTTTGCCGGGCTTCTTTACCGGGCGCTGAACCCGATCCGGGCAAGCGATCCGCTCTCGGGTGAAGGCGCGCGGCTGCACGGCGGACGGTTCAATGCCAAGGGGCGGCCTGCGCTCTACACCTCGCTTTCGGTGATGACGGCGGTGCGCGAGAGCAATCAGATCGGGACACTGCAACCCACGACGCTGGTCTCCTGCGAGGCCGACATCGGGCCTGTGTTCGACGGGTGCGATGCAGCTGCTCTTGCCGGATATGGCATGACGCCAGAGGCTCTGGCGGCTGATGACTGGCGGATCAGAATGCAGCGGGACGGCATGGCACCGACACAGAGTTTTGCCGCACAGCTGATCGCCGATGGTTATGCCGCGATGCGGGTGCCGAGCTTTGCCAAAGGGGCCGTGGCCAGTGACGTGAATATGGTTCTGTGGGTCTGGGGCCCGGCGCTCCCGACCAGATTGATACTGATCGACGACGAAGGGCGACTGGCGAAATAAGCGCCAGCCGCAGTAAAATAGCCTCTCAATGCAGCAAATCGGCGAGCCCGATCGCTTCGAACGCCGCCTTCATCGCCGGGGCAAACCCCGGATCAATCCGCGCCGGTCCATAGCCATTCGCGCGGTTCCACGCGTCGATCTCGCGCAACTCGGCGGCAAACTCTTCGGGCGACACAGCCTCTTTCAAGGTCGTGTCGCCCTCGCAATAGCTGAAAATCATCAACCGGGTCGGATGGGCCCATGTCCCAAAATACGACGCATCCTGCGCCGTATCGACCTGCGCCCATCCGTTCTTGTAGCTGCAGAGCCCGCAATCGTAGGTGTAGCGATCGCCCGGGGCAAATTCGCGGGTGATCTTCATGCCTCCACCTGCGCGCGGGCTGTGATGGCAATCACACAAAGGTCGCGGTAGCGAGCGATGGCTTTCGGGCTGGACGAGACCGGATTGATCTCGAAGGCCTGCAGGGCGGCAATATCGCCTGCCTCGGCCAAGGCGATGATCTGGGCAAGCTTGGTGCGAAACCGCGCATGGGTCGGTTTGGAGAAATCTGGCGCCTGCGGCAGCACCCCGGTGTGGGCCTGATCCACGATGGCCTGCCGCTTGCCTATCACCGGGGCAGTCGTGGGCTTCGGTTCTTCTGTCGCGGGCTCAGTCTCGCCCGCCTGTTCGGTGTTACCGTAGTCCAGCACCAAGGTCAGCCGCGCTTCGGCCTGATCAAACGTCTCGGCAGCCATGATCGAGGTGAAGGCAAGTGCAGCGCGCTCGGTGCCAATCTGCGCCGCCAGCAAGCGGGCGAGATTATCGCCCGCCTTCTTCGCGCTAGCCATCGGTTCAAACGGGGTGTCGGAAAGGCGCTGGGCAAGCGTGTCGATCTGCGCCGCGGTTAGGGATTTGGTTTTCATGATGGGGGCCTTTCAAGCGTTGGTAATGTGGGCGGAATGCCCAAGCGGGGTGACCGCGTAGATCATCGTGCGGCCGTCGCCGATCGCGGTGCCGTAGGCCTGCGCCTCGGGCAGCGTCGCGAATTGCTGGCGGGTGCGGTCGCGGGGCGTCCGGCCCCGGGCGGCGACAAAGTGGGCGGCGTTTTGCAGGCAGAATTCTTCGTGCGTTGTCAGGGGTTTCATGGAGGCCTCCGTTGGGTTGCGATGGCTGCAGACAGCGCACGGAACCAAAAGAGAGCAACTCCTAAGTCACTGAATAAATGAGGTTTCGATCAGAATGGGAGTGTCTCGGCGAAGCTATGCAGCACAGCGCGGCGTCTCCGAGGCGGCGGTGCGCAAAGCCATCGCCACGGGGCGCATCACCACCCTGCCGGACGGCACCATTGACCCTGATCGCGCCGATGCTGAATGGGGTGCCCAGACCGATCCCGCCAAGCAGCGCGGCCTGCACGCCCGCCAGATGGGGGCCGAGACTGCCGCAGGAACCGCCCGCGCGATCGCGACCAAACCGGTGCCGCAGGCGGCCCTCAAAGCGGTGGCCGATACGTTGCGCGATGCGGGCACCGATCCCGGCAGCCCCGAGGCCAGCGGCGGCGAGGTGTCCTTCCTGCGTGCCCGGATGGCGAATGAAGTCCTGAAGGCCCAGACCGCCAAGGTCCGGCTGGAAAAAATGAAAGCCGAGGTGATCGACCGCGCCCGGGCAACGGCGATGGTGTTCGATCTGGCACGGCGCGAACGCGATGCCTGGCTGAACTGGCCGCCCCGGGTCGCCGCGAACATGGCGGCAGAACTGGGCGTCGATGCCCACCGGATGGAGCAGGTTTTGGACACATATCTGCGCGCGCATCTGGCTGAAATGGCGGAGGTGAAAATTGAGCTCCGCTGAGACGTTTGACGGCGCGGAAGAGGTCCGGCGCGCATGGATGGCCGGGCTTGCTCCCGATCCGGCGCTAACCGTGTCGCAATGGGCGGACCGGCACCGGGTTCTTTCGTCCCGGGCGGCTTCTGAGGCTGGACCCTATCGAACAGCCCGCACGCCCTACATGAAGGCCGTGATGGATGCCCTGTCGCCGCGCCACCCTGCGCAACGGGTGGTGTTCATGAAGGCGGCGCAGGTTGGCGCCACGGAAGCGGGCAACAACTGGATCGGGTTTTGCATGCACCGCGCGCCGGGGCCGTTTCTTGCTGTGCAGCCGACTGTGGATCTGGCCAAGCGCCTGTCACAGCAGCGGATCGACCCGCTGATCGAGGAAAGCCCGGATTTGCGGGCACTGGTCTTTCCATCGCGGTCGCGCGACGCCGGGAACACCATTCTGGGCAAACGGTTTCCGGGCGGGCAGTTGATCCTGACCGGCGCGAATTCTGCCGTGGGTCTGCGGTCCATGCCCGCACGCTGGGTGTTTCTGGACGAAGTCGATGCCTATCCGGGCGATGTCGACGGTGAAGGCGACCCTATCGCCCTGGCCGAAGCCCGGACCATCAGCTTTGGCCATCGCAGCAAGGTGTTTCTGGCCTCAACGCCGACGTTGAAGGGCTTGAGCCGGATCGAGAGGGAGTGGGAATTGTCCGACCAGCAGCGCTATCACGTGCCCTGTCCACATTGTGGCGGGCTGCAATGGCTGCAATTCGAGCGGTTGCGCTGGGAGCCGGGCAAGGCCGAGACGGCGCAGTATCTGTGCGAGCATTGCGACGCCCCGATCGCGGAGCGACACAAGACGTGGATGATGGCGGAAGAGAACGGCGCGGGCTGGATGGCGACCGCTGCCCCCGATGTGCAGGCGGCGGCAAAGGCGGCAGGTGTGGTCGGGTATCATATTTCTGGGCTCTATTCACCGCTCGGGTGGCTGTCCTGGGAGGAGATCGCCCGGGGCTGGGAAGGCGCGCTGGGCAATGATGCAGCACTGAAAACGCTGAAGAATACCATTCTGGGCGAGACTTGGCAGGAGCGCGGCGAGGCGCCGGACTGGCAGCGGCTTTATGAGCGGCGGGCAGATTGGCAGCTTGGGATAGCACCGGACGGGGTGCTCTTGCTCACTGCCGGGGCAGACGTGCAACGCGACCGGATCGAGGTGGATGTCTGGGGATGGGGGCGCAATCTGCGCTCCTGGCTGGTTGATCACGTTGTTTTGGAGGGCGACACGGCCCGACCGGAAGTCTGGGCGCATCTGTCGAAGTTTCTGGGCCAGACATGGGAGCACGCCTCGGGCTGCCGGATGGCGCTGGCGCGGATGGCGATCGACTCCGGTGACGGGGTCACCACCGATGCGGTTTATTCATGGGTGCGGGCCGTAGGGCGCGGACAAGTAATCGCGATCAAAGGTGTGGCGGGCTTTGACCGCAGCACACCTATGGACGGCCCCACCTACGTCGAAGTGACCGAGGCCGGGCGCAAGCTGCGGCGCGGTGTGCAGCTTTGGAAAGTGGCCGGGGCGGTGTTCAAGTCGGAAACCTACCGCTTCCTGCGCCTGATCGCCCCGACCGACGAGGAACTGGCCGAGGGCGCCGAATGGCCCCACGGCTTTGTGCACATCCCCAAAGGCACCACGGCGGAATGGATGAAACAGCTGACTGCCGAGCAGCTGATGACGATCAAGACCCGGCAGGGGTTTCAAAAGCTGGAATGGCAGCAGACCCGCGAGCGCAACGAGGCACTGGATTGCCGGGTCTATGCCCGCGCTGCTGCCTGGCTGATGGGGATCGACCGTTGGGACGATCTGCGCTGGGAACAGCTGGAAGCGCAAATGGCGACGGGACAAGCCGACGCCTTGCCAGCAGGCCAGCCAAACCGGCCCGCACCGCCGACACAGACAAAACGCCCCGCCCCCTGGATGGGCCCGAGAAAGAAATGGTTCTGAGATGGCTTGGACGCAAAGTGAACTTGATGCCCTGAAGCGGGCCTATGCCGCAGGCACCCTGCGCGTCACCTCCGATGGCCGCACGGTCGAATATGGCAACGCCGCCGATCTTCTGTCCCGGATGCGCACCATTGAAAGCGAGATGGCGCAGGTCGCCGGATCGCCCTTGCCGGTCGCAGGGTTTGCGAGCTTTCGCCGAGGCCTGCGGTGAGCACTACGGCACCACCTACAATCCGCTGGGGTCTGATCGATCGGGCCGTGGCGCTGGTCTCGCCGCAGGCCGCCGCGCAGCGTTATGCGGCCCGGATTGCTTTGGGGAATCTGCGCCGGGCCTATGACGGGGCGGCCAAGGGCCGTGGCACCGACGGCTGGACGACCAGCGGCAAAGCGGCCGATGCGGAAATCGGGATGTCTGCGCCGATCCTGCGCGACCGGATGCGCGATCTGGTCCGCAACAACCCGCTCGCGGCAAAAGCCGTCGCCGTGCTGGTCAATAGCCTTGTGGGCACTGGCATTCGTCCGCGGGCGGCGGGTGCGGATAAAGCGCTCAACAAGTTGGTCGATGATCTCTGGATGCGCTGGGCGGATCAATGCGACGCCGACGGCCACACCGATTTCCACGGGCTGCTCTCGCTGGCGATGCGCGAGACGATTGAGGGCGGCGACGTCTTTGCCCTGCGCGTGCGCCGCCCGCGATCGGCCGGGCTGGTGGTGCCGTTGCAGATCGAACTGAAAGAGGCCGATCACCTTGATGCCGCGAAGTTTGAAGACCGGCCCGGCGGGGCGCGTATCCGCTACGGCATCGAGCACGACAGCGCCGGGCGGCGGGCAGCTTATTGGATGTATCCCGACCATCCGGGCGATGCGGCGCCGGTGTTTACGCGGCGGTTTGAATCTGTCCGCATCCCAGCCGACCGGGTGGCGCATCTGTTTGAACGCCAGCGGGTGCAATCGCGCGGAGTGCCGTGGGGCACCCCGGCCATGGCCGCGCTGCGCGATGTGGACGACTGGCAGCGCGCCGAACTGGTGCGCAAGAAAACCGAAGCCTGCCTTGTCGGCATTGTCTTTGGCGATGATGAAACCCAGCAATCCATTGCCCCGGTGGTGCAGGATGCAGATGGCAACCGGATCGAGCAGTTTGAGCCCGGCCTGATTGCCTATGCCCGCGGCGGCAAGGACATCAAGTTCAACCAACCTGCGGCGACGGCGGGCGTCTATGAATGGCACCGCGTGCAGCTGCATATCATCGCAGCGGGTTGGCGTGTGCCCTATGAGTTGATGACCGGTGATCTCAGTCAGGTGAACTTTTCATCCAGCCGGGTCGGCCTGAACGAATTCCGCCGGATGGTGGAGGCGATGCAATGGCAGATGATCATCCCGATGTTCTGCCAACAGATCTGGAACTGGTTCTGCGAGGCGGCCTTTGCCGCCGGGCTGATCCCGACCGCCGATATCCCGGTCGAATGGGCGCCGCCAAAGTTCGACAGCGTCAACCCGCTGCAAGACGCCACGACCGACCTGCTGGAAACCCGGGCCGGGTTCTCCACCATCGCCCAGCAGATCGCCAAGCGCGGCTATGATCCGCGCAAGGTCATGGAGGAATGGCAGGAATACGCCCTGCTGGCCGACACCATGAACCTGATCTTCGACTCTGATCCGCGCAAAGTAAGCCGTGGCGGGCAGGTTCAAAGCCAGGACCCCGGATCGCTGGACAGCGCGCTGGGCAATCCACCGCCAGATCCCAGCCAAAGCTGAACGGAGCACCACAATGCCGAACGACATCATCGATCTGCCCTTGCAGGGGCGGATGGCCTATGTGCGGGCGGGCAGCATCGATGAAACCGCCCGCACGGTTGAGATCATCTGGACCACCGGCGCCACCGTCCGCCGCGCCCGGCTCTGGGATGAAGCGGTCGACGAGGAGCTTTCGCTCGATCCCGGCATGATCCGCCTGGACCGGCTGAACGGCGGCGCGCCATTCCTGAACTCGCATGATGCGGCATCGCTGGACGCTGTGCTGGGCGTTGTCGTCGACGGTTCCGCCCGGATCGCCAACGGTCAGGGCACCGCAACGATCCGCTTTAGCGAGCGGGCCGATGTTGAACCAATCTTTCGCGACATCGCAGGCGGCATCATCCGCAACGTCTCGGTCGGCTACCGCGTCCACCGCTATGAAATCACCAAGCGCGACGGCGCGCCTGAGTTGTGGCGCGCCATCGATTGGGAACCGATGGAAATCTCTGCCGTCGCCATTGGCGCTGATCCGGGCGCCCGGGTTCGCTCCGAGACCGGCACACTCCGCACGCTCAACACCTGCACTCTCACCCGCACCACACACCCTGAAACGGAGGCTCAAATGCCCGATGACATCCAACCCGCGACCCCGGCTGTGGCACCTGCACCGACAACCCGGGCTGCTGACCCTGCGCCTGCTGCAATGGTGACTCCGCTGCCTGCGCCAACCGCAGTCATGCCTGCCCCGGTTGCACCCAATGCCGACGCCATCCGCGCTGAAGCGCAGCGCGCCGCGGCCGACATCCTGACGCTCTGCCAGCGCCACGGCCTCGACAACACCTTTGCCGCCGATCTGATCGGTCGCGGTGTCACGCTCGACGCTGCCCGGGGCGCCGTGCTGGACCGGCTGGCGGAGGCCGACACCCTCGGCACCCGCACCGGCGCAACCGTTCCTGCCGCCGCCCGCGACACCGGCGCCAGCGAGATCGCCTATCGCGATGCCGTCTCGGCAGCACTGCTGCACCGCCACTCCCCGGGCCTGCACCAATTGACCGATGCCGCGCGGGAGTTCCGCGGGCTCAACCTGCTCGATATGGCCCGCCACGCCCTTGAGCGTCGCGGCATCAGCACGCGGGGCATGTCGCGGATGGAACTGGCGACTGAAGCCCTGCAAAAGCGTGCCGGGCCCGGCTATCACTCCACAGCTGACTTCCCGTTCATCCTCGCCAATGTCGCCAACAAAACCTTGCGCGCAGCCTATGACAGCACCCCTCGCACCTTCACCGCCTGGGCTCGGCAGGCAACGATCACCGATTTCCGCCCGGTGCAGCGCACCCAGCTGGCCGGTGCGCCGGATCTGCTGCGCGTGCCCGAGAGCGGCGAGTTCACCTATGGCACAATGGGCGAGAGCCGCGAAGTCTATGCCCTGCTGACCTATGGCCGGATCATCGGCATCACCCGCCAGACCCTGATCAACGACGATCTGGATGCCTTCACCCGCATTCCCTCTGCCTTTGGCGCCTCGGCGGCTGATCTTGAATCTGATCTGGTCTATTCGATCCTCACCTCCAACCCACTGATGAGCGACGGCGTGGCGCTGTTCAACGCGGGTCACGGCAACCTCGGTACGGCGGGGGTGATTTCTGAAGCCACTCTGGCCGAAGCTTACCGCCTCTTTGGCAACCAACGCGGGCTTGAAGCGCGCCAAATCTCGGTGCAGCCGCGCTATCTGATCACCCCACCGGGCGCGCGCTCGGTTGAGGCGCGCAAGAACGTAACCGCGACCACCCCGAATGCCGTCGCGGGCGTGAACGCTTTCGCTGGGCGGTTAGAGCCGATCGAAGAGCCCCGTTTGATCCCCCCGTCCGGGGCCGATCCATGGTTCCTCGCGGCCGATCCGAACCGGATCGATACCGTGGAATATGCCTATCTCGACGGTAGCAACGGCGTCTACACCGAAACCCGCATGGGCTTCGAAGTCGACGGCATGGAAATCAAAGCCCGCCACGACTTCGCCTCCAAAGCCATCGACTGGCGGGGCCTCTACCGCAACGCGGGCGTCTGATCCGTCGCGTAACCCTAAACCTTCAGGAGACCTCAGATGAAAAACTTCATCGGCGTGGGCAACCGCGTCACCCTTACGGCCGCCGCCGCCGTTGCTTCCGGCCAGCCGGTCCTGATCGGCTCGCTGTTCGGCATCGCAGAGAACGCAGCGGCAATCGGCGAGCCCTTGGTCCTCGTGCTGAACGGGATCTTCGATCTCACCAAAACTGCCTCGCAAGCCTGGACCGTGGGCCAGCTGATCTATTGGGACGCGGCCACTTCGCGCGTCACCAGCACAGTGGCCACCAACAAGCTGGTGGGCGTGGCTGTGCTGGCCGTCAGCGGCGGCGCGGGCGAGACCACCGGCCGCGTGCGCCTGACAGCGGCCAGCGCCAATTGACCGCCTTCGATCTCGCCACGGACACGCTGTTTGCGGATCAGAACCTTGCCGTTGATGCGCTCCTGCGCTTCGGCGGCATCAATCCGGCGCAGCCCATTCGGGTGATCCGGGCTATGCCGGACGGTTTGGCCAGCTTTGGCGATGGTAGGTTCGTGGTCGATACCGTGCTATTGAACATCCGCCTCGCCGATGCCCCGGCGCTGGGATCAGGCGATACGGTGGAGATCGCGGGCCAACTGCATGAGATCAGCGGCACCCCCACCCGGGACACCAACCGGCTGGTCTGGCTGGCCGAGGCGCGGGCGCTGTGAGGCTGCTTGCAAATATTCAGGGCGACTTGCGGGCGCTGATGAAGGAAGAGTTCGAGGCTGCAGAACAGGCGGTATCGGCGGGCGTATCCGAGGCCGCCGCCGGATTGCAGACCGCTTGGCGCGGCCAGATCACAGGCGCGGCGTTAGGTCGGGGGTTCGCCAATTCGATCCGCACGAAGGTATACCCGACAGTCGGCGTCTCGATCCGCGCGGCCGCGGTGGTTTATTTCAACGCCTCAAAGGTCATCGATGCCTTTGATCGTGGCGTCCTGATCCGCGCAAAAGACGGGTTCTGGCTTGCCATCCCGACCGCCGCCGCGGGCAAGAAAGGCGTTGGCAACAAGCGGATCACGCCCGGCGGCTGGGAGCAACGCACCGGCCAGCGCCTGCGTTTCGTCTACCGACGCGGGCGGCCAAGCCTTTTGGTGGCGGAAACCCGGATGAATTCGAAGGGCCGTGCTGTCGCCTCAAGGTCAAAGACCCGGCGTGGTCTTGCGACGGTACCGATCTTCATCCTTGTTCCGCAGGTGAAACTGCCCAAGCGGCTGAGCTTAGAAGGTCCCGCGCGCGAGGCCGAGGCAAGGTTGCCGGGGCTAGTCGTGGCAAATTGGACGGAATAACATGTCTGATGTTTTGATCACGTGCTGACGTCGGACGCATGGACGCTGACGTCTGAGACGTGACCGGTTCTGCCGATAGGACGCCTTACCCTGTGAAACAGCCTGAAGCTCCGATTTGCCAACGATGCTCAGTCTTTGTTCATTATGCTTGCCAACGTAAACTGAAAAACTCGCTTGACTTCGAAATCACTGGCAACAGCGGGGAAAAATGGACACAGTCATAACTCTATGATCTTAATGTCGCCAGTGCCCGCAGTCATGTGGCCAACCTGTACAACAACAGCCCTCGTGAGTGATCTTAGCACAAATCGCGAGTTTGGAAACTTGGGAGTGTTTTGATTGTCGTCAGATTGGAGTAATTATGTCACCCCCGCAGATACAATTATGGCGGGAGATGTTCTGTTTACAAGCTCCCCATTTTCCTTTGGGAAAATAGTTTCAAAATTGCAGGGTTTTATATTTGGAGCTCGCGGAGCCAGCTATCATGTCGCCTTCGCTGTGAGTCCGTTTGAAATCGTTGAAATATCACCATTCAATGGATTTACTATCACTCCTCTTGATGTTTGGTTGCTCAGACGAAGGGGCAACGATGACTTTCTGTTACTTCGAAGCGAAAGGGAGGTGTCAATTTCAAAGCTGTATTCTGCAGTAAGATACCGTGAAGGCGAGGCTTACCACTGGGGTACCTTTCTATCCTTTGTTCGCAGGAGAATGGACGGAAAATCTATTTGCTCGTCATTTGTGCAGAAGGTCGTTTTTGAAATCGGTCTGGTTTCTGAAGCCAAGCCTACCAAAAATTTAATGCCAAATGAACTTTTGACCCTTCTCCTCAAAAATGGCTGGAAGGCTCTTTCGATTGAAGATGAGAAATCTGTCTTAGGATCAAGCGAGAAAAATTTTCTAGATCATCGGCATGAATCATATATATTTTGCAAAATTCACGAGAGACTTTTCGTTTCCACCATTGATTTTCTTGGCCGTATAAATGGATCATATTTAAATAAGCTTCCAGAACAGGCTCCCACGTTGTCCTCTGATTTGATAGGCTACAGGCTTAAAGAGACGTCGTTCTCTTGGCAAACGCCGGACCAGCGACCTAACAACGCAAAGCTTTTCATCAAGCCGTTAAACGGCTTGATGAAAGACTTACGGGAGGACATAGAAAGAGGTTATCATTCAATTTCCTATTCACTACCAATGGATATTAAGAATTGGAGCAGCGTCTCCGACAAGGAGAACAAAGTCGGGCAAGATTACGCCCACTTGTTAGAACTTTGTGCAAAGCTTGAAAGCTATATTAATAGCTTTCTTTTTTTTGAAAGTCTATTTAGATCATCGCTCCGAAATTTAAGGCAATTAGGTCGCTTCGAGCCAGATGTTCTGTATGGATTGACGGCGCTTGGAATGATTTATTTCGGTCCAAACGGACTAAAACGCGTCGAGGAGAATAATGAAGAGCGGTGTGGGGCGGCTGAAAAATTGATAAGTCTGCTTTCAGGCCAGGAATCAAAGCGGATGGAAGAAATCAGAAAAAAAATTTCTCATATCATCGATTTACGTACTGATACGGAACTAGAGGAGAATGAAGATACTGCTACCTTCGCAGATTTCGAAATTTCAAAGTTGCGCCAAGAGGCAGAGGAATTTCTATCCAATAGCTCCGAGTATTCGAAGTTGGTAGAGTCATCACTAAACGGCGCCCTCTATGTCGAAGCAGTTTCCGACCTGATGAAAATGTCAGCCAGAATTTCCAGTTCTGTAATTCTTAAACTCAAAGAGGCGGAGGAGGGCATTGAAGTCCAGCAATAGAGAATTACCGCTAGACCACGCTGCAGCCTTCCGTGACCAATGTGACGAGCCCCTAATTTTCGTCAAGATAAATACTTATTCAGGCACGAATGACGGCTCTGTTGCCTAAACCGCAGTCCTAAGACAAACACGCCGAGTTCATACATGCCCACCACCCGCGAAACAATCCTCTCCGCGCTGCACGCGCGGCTCCAAACCCTTGCTGCCACGGTCCTGCGTGACGAGGTCTTGCCCGAACGCATTCCCCCAGCGGGCTTGATCATCCTGCGCGATGGCCAACCCGGCGAGCCGGAGGTCACATTGTCGCCGCTGCGCTACCACTATGAGCATCGCGCCGAGTTGGAGGTGATCGTCGAGGCAGCACGGAACCGTGCCACCGCCTTCGCCGCACTCATCGCCGCCATCGGCACCGCACTGGAAACCGACCGCACACTCGGCGGCCTCTGCGATTGGATCGAGG